ATGTTGTACTGCTGCTACTATTTGACACAAAGTATTCATTACATGATTCAACGCAAGGTGTAGCACAATCACAACACGCATCATCAATATTGGTTGAATAACATAATGAAGCAGACTGAGGTGTTCTATAATCCCAAATAAGATACAGATAATCTTTGGTTGAATTTAATGTAAATTCAGCATAATTAAATGTTCCGCCACCTTGGTTTGGTGTAGCTTGAAATGATTCTGCAAGTAATGCCCGAATATCAGTAGGTGTATTTGCATACAATGTATCTGATGAAAGGTATCTAAATTTATTTTTTGCAGGATTAAAATCAAATGTATCAAAACCAAACTTATTGCAAATTAAACTTACAGTTGAATTTACAACAGGAATGCTTCCTGAACTTATGTACCCTGTTGTTGCATTATACCTTGAAACTAGTGGGTTATCAACACCCGAACTAAATGTAACCAAATTAGATGTAATAGGAGATATATAAGCTCCTTTTAAATACCTATATTCATTGTGGATATAACTCCCAGAATCAGAATCATCGGTAACACAAACCTCTACAACGGTCATTAATTGAGCAGCAGGACAAGCAACTGTTATCTCAAGTACAATTGCACCCGTAGCGATAACTTGCATATCTACCGTCTTAACTGTTTGCAAATCTTTGTTTATTACAATAGAGCCGTCTGTTACAACTTCATTTGATGTTGTTGTAGTACCATTATATATTCCATTTACAATAAACCCAAATGGGTATCCTATTGGCGTTACTTTCCAACTTACAATTACTTCCCCGATAAAACTCCCTACGTTTACACAGAAATTTAACGTTTCATCTTCTTCGATATTAAACGTTTGGTTTATCCCGCAATTCGTACATACACTTTCTATGGGTAAAAGTGTATCATTAGAACTTAAAACATATTCATCCATATAAGGGTCATAACCTCCAATTTTCTGATAATTCAAATTGGCTATAAAGTCATCTCTAAACCAGGTTCTCATTCCTAATTCAGAAACAACTACAAGTTGGTCGTTGCTATATGAACTTCCTTTTAATTGTATTACCGCACCTCTTTTGGCATCGGTAAAATACCTGTCATATCCCCAATTAGCATAACTTTCAGGATTTGCGCTAATACCATATTTTTCTACTCTTGCTATTTGTGTTCCTAATACTTCAGGAACGGATGTAATTGCACCACCTGCGGACGCATCTGACAATAAATTCTTTCCTGCTAGCACATACGATATTCTATCTTCTTGCAAAACCAATATATCAGTTTCTCTTCCGTCAAGTAGATATATAGGGCCAAATGAATCTTCTAATGGTTTAAAATTTACTAACCCTAAATTAAATTCATTTAATTTATTAAGGTTTGACTCATCGTTATAAACGCCACTATATGTAAGGTCGGCAAAGCGATTAGCTTGTTTATAGTCTTGAGCAGATACAGATGTAACTTTATTTCCAAGGTTAAATGTATTTCCTCCTATAGAGTCTCTTATTCTATAACTTTCTGCACCATTCCCAAATGTATAACAATTGAAAAATTTGGTATCTATTATTGCGGGTGTTCCTGTGTAAAAACTTTGGTCTTGTATGTTCCCTTCATGGTTTCCGTCTATTATTGCAAATGATAATTCATTTTCATAAAATATATCAGGTAACGTTTCTATAGGTTGTGTTTCAAATATAAATAGAGAATTTGCTCTAAACACATCAATAGATACCGACACTTGAGACCTTCTGTTTTTAGTACTTCCGCAAGCAGCAACACCTTGTATAGCAAGGAACATCTCTCCGTCATACGTAAGTACAAATTGATAATGGTTAGATAGGTTGCATGGAGCGTCCACACCATTAAATGATATAATTGGGTTATAATAATTTTCTTTATATGTACCTGTTCCTGTGTTAAGTATACTTTCAATATCATCGCCATCCCACCAATCTTTAAAACTGTCATAATTTGAGTTAGATGTTAATGTTCTATCAAGATTATAAACTCGTTTTTCACAACGTGACCCTGAACCTATTCTTTCAAAATTAAAATTTAAACGTATTTGACTTCCTTGCGGAATAGTATAATCTTCCCATGTAACACCATCTGGACCACGAACACTTACAGGATAAAATATAGTTGGGCAGTCGCCTGAAAATACTGAATCATCAGATATAGTCCCATAAGATACAACAGCATTTTCTTTAAATACTGTTTCAAAACTATTTGGGTTAACTTTTGCATACACTCCAGCAGGTACAGGAATTAAAACAGCTGGATTTATTGGGCTTGGAACATTTATAAAATTTAACTCCTGAACTTTCTTTTCTAAAATAGTAGCATAAGCGCAAACGCCAAGAACTCCGCTTGTATCAGCTTTTACTATTAATCTATCTCCCTGTTCTACCTTTTGAGCATTCTCTCCCTCTAAAAGAAAGTAAACCGAATTAGAATTTGGGTCTTTAAAAAATATTGAACAATAAATCGTTTCATAATTCTCCCTATCTGATTTTATTACAAACTTATATCGTGTTGCCCATTCAGGAGCAATTTGAGTATACGGAATAGTTACTTCTATTGAGTTTTGTTGTCCTGAGTTACCACAAGGGACAAAAACTGTATTATTTTGACTTACTAAAGCAGTTGTTGATCGATTGTAGTCATCCATGTAAACTATTCCTATCTCATATCCTCTGTTAGAATGTAAAGATTTTGGGCTAGAAATTTTTTGATATGTTACTTGAGCAAATGTTACTTTATAGTATTCGTATACAGTATTTGGACCAACATATTTCATTGCCACAAACTGCAACCCAATTGATTGGCTCGCGGGAGTTGATATTATTTTAATAGGTTGTCCAACTAACGAAATACCGCTTCCTGACTTAACGTACGAGTCTAGGTTATTTGGTATTTTGCAGTTAATTAAAGAAGTTAAATCTTGTCCATCGCAATAATCTGCCACTGTTGTTATAACTGGATCTCCGTGAATTGCATTCTGAAATTCAACACTTGAAGCAAGCGCAAACACAGAGGTATAAGATTGCTGCAAAAAGAAAGGAAATGTTATTTCAATATTATCTGTAACTTCTGATGGTACTGGAGACCCTGAAAATGACTGATGTGATAATGTAACTTCAATGGTTATAGAGCCACCCGCAGGCAACGGTGTACCTGCTGTTATTCCTAATCCCTCTAAATTAATATTTAAAATAGAATCAGCAATTGTTTGAGCATTGTCTATACTATATGTACCCGTACTTGTTGTGTCTGGTAAATTTTCTAATCCTATATCGGTTTCAACTAAATTTGCTATATATTCTAAACTCACAGGATTTCCAAATGAGTCTACCATATTATACCCTTCGATATAGTTTCCATAAACAAGTCTATTGCCCATTAGTGTTTGGGCTTTTGCAAGCAATGGGACATTGTCATAAAGTCTAAATATTTCAGAGTCTGGCAATACTGTAAATATTTTACTGTTATTGAATATGTACTCTTGAATTGAATTATCTACTAATCCACTTTCAGCCTTATTTATATTTTCAATTACCCTTATTAAGTTGCTTGCCGCTTCTTTAAATAATAAATCTATCGATTTGACAAGTGGCCCGCCTGTATTGTATTCTATTTTAACGGCATTATTAGCATTTACCATTCCTTCATTTAGGTAACTTTCTGTGCTAAAATTAAATGAACTTGCCGTAAATGCGGGCTCGCTGAATTGAGACACTGCCGAATACTCGCCATTTTCGTATCTATACCTATATGCAAAACAAATAAATCTTGTTTCAATAAAATTCATTTGCCCAGGTGTAAGAAAGGTGCTTATTGAAGGAGATTCTGTTGGCGGTTTTTTAATAACTAATATTGATTCTGCTGTAAATTGGTCAACGTTAGATACCGGGAATGGATAATTTTTTGTTGTATTAAAAGACCTTGGAGGGTTATAGTAGTCTGTAAAAAACACCAACCCACTATTACCTGAAATTCCTGTAATTTCAACCATATTAACTCCAGTTATCAAATACTGAGGATTAAAGTTTAATGTGGTATTTCCTATATCGTCAAAATTACTTATACTGATTATATGGTAAGTTAGTAAATCTGTAAATACATTGTACGACACAATCATATCTAATTTACTTGTTATATCTTGATTAGTAAATTCAGGGTCATGAACAAACCAATAGATAGTTTCTTTTGCGCTATCTTCTAATGCGCCTATACAAACAGCTTTTATACTTAATGGTGTTCCGTCAATATATTTTAATGTAGTTAAAGATGTGTTTCCTTTAGTGTTTTCAATTACTCCTATTTCAGAATTTTCTGTTGACCCCATTCTGATATTCATAGCATCAATATATTCGCCATTAGGAACAAGGCGTTGATCTACCACCTTATTCATTTTGCCAGCTATGAAGTTTCTTGTGTTTTTTGCCATTACTTAATTATTTTATCAATACCTCTCAAATTCATAAGTAATTTCCCTGGGTGTATTTTGCTTATTCTTATTTTGGCATTTAAGTATGCTGCACGTTTATCTTTTCTTGCTCGTGTTACAATATATTCTTGAACTCCTAATTTCTTATCAAGTATCTCATAATTAATATAGGCGTATATGTATTTCTCGAATAGTTTATTAACTGAAACCGAAGTATCATCTCCACCTTCCATTCCATCTGATATGTACTCTAAAATACATGATTCTTCCCTCATGTCTGAAGAAAAATTAATTACACCTGCTTTATTATCTACCCTAAAAGTAGGATTAAAGTTTGCAGTTTCTGTATTAAGTCCATATCTCGCACCTATTGTGTAAGAAAAATACCATGCACCATCAATGTTCCATCCTAAATTTCCGTTTTGTGGATTTGAAGAATTTAAGTAAATGCTTTTTTGCACCCCATCTAATCTATCTTCATTTAATCTTGAAGGGTCTATATAAACCACATTATCATTTATATCAAATACAATAGTTCCGTTAATGTTTTGTTCGTACTGAATCGTTGACATAACTTGTATGTTTTCAGTGAGCGGTCTTATATAGCCATCTTTATACATAGAAATTCTTACCCAATTAACATAATTAGATGGAAGTATAAATCTAAGGTCATCAGATACCGTTAACTGGAGTGTTTTTACTTCTCTAAACGCATCGTAATTTAATTCTTGTATTGCACGTTTGGCGTGAAACAAAACCTTAAACCTTTCTTCATTATTAACTAACGAATGATTGCCATTATACATCAACATAAAGTTATTTACAATGTCAAATAAACTTACATATTGATATGATCCGAAATTAGCATCTGTTGGCGCAACCCCGTTATTAGTATAATATTTAAACTGTGATATGTATGCCATGGTTTTTATTATAATGTATTCATGTTACTTTGCGTCATTTTCGCGTTCTTCCATTTTAGCAAACTGATAAACTTCTGTTTCTCTAATTGATATTCCACAATACGCAAGTATCTTAATAATTAAATTTGGCTCCTCTTCTTGAGGCAATTCAAAATCTTGATAATCTGGCTGCGATTGGTCAAAACTCGGTTCACCACCGATTAATGAAACGTAAGTCCATTTAGGGTCTTTAGGGTAGCGTGTATACTGTGATAAAACCTGGCCTTTACTATTAACCGTGCTAGGATATACTGTAATAAAACTATTTTCTAATGTGTATGCCGGGAAAGTGTTATTTGGCATTGTTAAATTAGATGTGTTTAGCATAGTTACTTTACCGTGAGTTACCTTTTCTGCTTCTTTTACAGAAGCTGATTCTAATATTAAATAATCTTCAGGCGCATAGGTAAATATATCTGCTGTCAATGATATTACTGTTGCACTTACTACTGAAATTACTCTTGCAATGTCTCCTGTGCTTACATTTACAACTATATCATTTGCTACAATTCCTTTTGATGTAAACGCTCCTGCTGTATCTACTAATTGATTAACTACAACTGATGAAGTATTTCCTGTAGCTAATTCATTTGTATAACAAAGAATTTTGCCTGTCATAAACCAACTATCTCCTGTTGTAGATAAACTTGGCATATAAAATATGTTATTTGCGAAGTGTGAAAGAAAGTTAGTAGATGAAAAATACTCTATGTCCTCAGATATTTTCTTTACTAAGTTCGCATAATCTGTTCCTGATTGGCGAGCATTTTCAAGGTTTATTTGCTTATTTATTTTAGAAAAATAATCTTCAAATATTTCTAATTGAGCTTGTTTGCAGTAATTATTAAAATCGGCTGGACTTATATAACCAAAATTGTTTTTATTAAGTATTGATAATACTGTTGACCTTACTGAGTTTATCATCTGCTAAATCTTTTAGCAAAGTTATATTAAATTTAATAAAAAAATATATTGTTTTATTTGACTAACTTTATTTCGGCGTTACTCGGCAAATTGTAAATTCTCCTTTGTTCATTATCTAAAATTATCTTCCATTGTTCGGGAGTTAATTTTGACCATCTGCTTTCTTTTTGGTAGTAGTCGTTGTACATTTT